TATGTATCCTATGGTAATTCCAGATATGCCTCGTCAATGGAATCCTCCTGATAGGCCTTTTGAATTTGTCAACCCATATATAGCTGAATCTACATTTTTGTGGGATAAAAAGTATCTTGGAGAATTTGTGGTTGACATAACAAAAGAAACATTATGTTTAAATAATCATCTAGCCACAGGTATATTTAATGTTGATGTGGTAATTCCTTCTTTAAAATTACTTTGTTGTAGAATTTTATCTGCTTATAATTTATCCTACGGAGGTACTAAAGATCATCCCTATGTTACTAATGTGGTATATCATGTACAAAGGGTTATGAGTTCAAGATTGCAAAAATTTCCAAAATCTTTTCCTTCTTTTAAACCAGGTTTTAACTTTGAATGTGTTCATCATGCATTTAATTATTATTATAATTATTGTGTGCGCTCTAAGAAGAAAGTTAAATGGTACTTCGAACCCAATGATATTAATTTAATTCCTTTTGGTAATAAAAAGAATGGTTTTGATGCTTGGCCTGATCTTCCAAAAATAAATACTGGTTATAACACTTTTGAATTTACTAAACATCCAACTAAAAATCAAGCTATGATGTCTATCATTAGAGAGTTTAGAAATTTTATGGTCGATGCTGCTGAAATGATTAAAGATGGTGTTGTGCCTGTAATAAAAGCTTTTAAACATTTTATTACATCATTGTCATATAAAGAGGAGAATAGGTCTTGTATTGATGATGGAACACTTGCGCCTGAAGCTGTAGCTGATTATGATAATAAAGGGAGAATTTTTGCACTGCATAAGGATTCATTTTGGGGACGACCTCTTGGTATGAGAAAAATTGAAAGAACCTATCATGAGGATGCAAATTTAATTTATCCTGGTTCTAGAAATTTTTCCGTTCATAATGAAATAGGAACATCATGGATTAAAGGTGGAGCGAAAATGAAATATGATGCACTTTGGGGCGAATTAGGTGACGAATACGAGGAACTGTATCGGCCATTAGATCCTACATACAGATCATATAAGTTGAAAAAGGAGGGGACACAAAAATTCTTTGAGGGAGATATAAAAGGTCTAGACACCTCAATTGGAGCTATGCAATTGGTATATTATCAAATGTTTGCAATGCAATGGGTACAGCGGGATGATAAGGATCCGTTTTATTTGTTGTTCCAATGTATTCTTGAGGGTCTTGCTGAGATGTTGGCGGGGAAAACTGTGAGATGGTTGGAAGATTTTATGTTGATTTTGGGTTTTATGCCTTCCGGGAGTTTAGAAACATCTCATGGTAACTCGTGGATAATGATAAATTTTTATTGGTTAGCTTACATTTTTCATACTATGGCAACTGTTGATATAGATACGAGGAAATTAATATGGATGTTGATGATAGCAAGAAGGATAATTGCACTCTTCTTTGGAGATGATTTTATAGCATCTTGTCCTCGAAATCTTGACATTATTAGTATTGAAGGCTTTGCAGAATTTATATGGAAATTTTATGGTGTTGATATGAAACGTAAAGCCACATATAGTAGTTTAATATCATATTTTGTTGTTGCTAATTCTACTGTTGTGAGAACAATTTATCAAGGTCCTGCATATTTAAAAAGACAATTTGTGTTGTCCACGAATTTTTGTCTGGATAAGATGTTTCCAGAAATTTCTCCCATAGTTCCTTGGAGACCAATTGCACAATATAAATGGAGAATGAGTGTTCCTAAAGACAGAGGTTGTCAGGTGTTTAGAAATTTAAGCAGGTTGATAGGTCTTGCCTATGATACGTTAGGAATAGAACCTTTGGCTTTCGCCATGATAGAATTTAAATATAATTTGGAATATAATTTTTCCTGTAGTGTTTATGGCAAAGTTATGATAGATCGAATGATACCAGAGCTTATGAAGGAGGATCAGAAATATTTACTCAAGATTGGAATGCAAGGCATTCCTGAAAGATTTCCTTCTTATTATGAAGTATTGTGTTTAAATCATCTCGATGTGGAGTACCATAGGCCAAAACATAAAGAAACTCGCACTTGGCAAGAGAGTGTGTTAGAAGTAGAATTATATTAGTTTAGGTTTGTTGATTTTCCCGCTAAGTGCCCGTAGTTAGCGG